TGCAATTAAAAATAATAAATAAAGGAGAAATATGAAATTAATTAAGACTAAATATTACGTTGAAGAATATGACAAAGAAGGTAATTATATTATATTAAATACACTTAATCAGCAGTATTTAAAAGTTCCAAAAAATAATTTTGAGCAATTCTTTAATGTTTTTAAAAATGAGTCAATAGAATATGATTGTAATAATATAATTCTTAGGCAATTATTTGTTAAGGGATTCTATGTTGAAGAAGGAGAAGATTTGTCAAAAATTGTGAATTTAAAATTAAATACGCATATTTATTCACAAGATTGGTTATATATTACAATCCTTCCAACAAATTATTGTAATTTTAGGTGTATTTATTGCTATGAAACACCGAAACCTCAAGTTATGAGTAACGAAACAGAAAATTCAATTATTAGTTTTTTGGATAAGAATATAAAATTCTATAGATACGTTCGTTTAAATTGGTTCGGAGGGGAACCATTGCTCGAAAAAGAAAGAGTAATTAGAATGACTGAAAAAATTAATAATTTATGTAAAAAGTATGGGAAACCACTTATAGGTTTAATCTCAACTAATGGCTACGATCTTGATTTGGAAACGTTTAAAAAACTAATTAGTAATAGAATTTTATCATATCAAATATGTTTAGATGGAAATAAAATATCGCATAATCAACAAAGACCACATTATAAAAACAATGATTCTTATGAAAAAATTTTACACAATTTAATACAAATAAAACAAAACGTCAAATCTTCAACATTTAAAATTGGAATTCGTGCTAATATGACCCCGTTAGTGGAAAAATATTTAAATGAGCATTTAGATATTTTATCACAGTATTTTGCGAATGATAAAAGATTTAATATATATTTTCAAGGTGTTCGTAATTGGGGTGGAGCACGCATTGAGAAAAATAATGTTGAAATAATTTCTGACGAAGAAGAATACTATAAAAAATGGTACGATATTGCTTTTGAAAAAGGTTTTTATTCTGCAGAAAGTTTAGAATTTACACCTGTTTATGGATTATGTGAAGCAAATCTAAAAAACGGATTTTTATTTAATTTTGACGGAGTTGTACAAAAATGCTCTTTAGCATCTTATAACCCCTTATATGAAAATATAAATAATATAGGATATATAGATAAAGATGGAAAAATGATTATTAATCAATCTAAACTTAGTCGTTGGATTGTAAAGAAAAAAATTGACAATAAGTGTTATGATTGCTATATCTATCCACTATGTTGTGGAGGTACTTGTCCCTATATGAATAATATAAAAAGAATTACTACTTGTTTACCTATAAAAGAAATGTTAAAGGCACATTTAAGATGCAAGTCATTAAGAAATGAAATTGAAATTTTGGAGGTAGCTGATGGAAATTGATGTTCAATCTTGTATAATAAAAATTTTAAATGAAAATGGAATAGAAGTTGATGGTGTAAACGCTATTTTGGATTTTGATTCGTTAACTTTTGTTTCCATCATAGTGTGCATAGAAGATGAATTTGATTTAGTTATTCCAGATGATATATTAACTCGAGATAACTTTTTAACAGTACAAATGTATATTGATAATATTAATAAATTGATAAAGGAGAAGCAAAATGAAATTAAAAAAATTTAAGTTAGTAAAAAAAAATAAACAAATAATAAGGTTTTACGGGGCAACAAAAGGTAATGAAAGTTGTTGCAATGGTGATCAAGGATGTTGCCAAAACTAAATAATAAAAATATAAAAATAAAAAAGGTTTCACTTAAGAAAAATAAAGAGCAAATTTTATCTCTATACCTTATATCAATAGCTGATAGTGTTGGTTCTGAAAATTGTTGCAACGGATCATTTGCTTGCTGTGGTGCCAATAGTTGTGGATAATATTAAATCTCTTGAATTTGATGTTGTAGTAATAGATAGTGGAATAAATTCTTCAATTAAAACGGATGGTATTTCTATAATAGAGCATAAAAATAAAATCATTACATCCCAAGTTTTTGAAGATGAAATAGGGCATGGGACTGCAATTAACTCAATTATTAACAAAAAAGTTCCAACTAGTAGAGTATTTAATATAAAAATTTATAAAGGAAAAAAAGTTAATCCTGATTTGCTATTATATGCATTGAGATATGTATATGAAAATATTAAGTGCAAAGTTATTAATATTAGTTTAGGCATAAATCACTATAGTAATATAAGTGCTTTATATGATATTTGCCACTTACTAAATGAAAAAAACATCTTTTTAGTCGCTGCATTTGATAATAATGGTATTGTTTCTTACCCTGCTGCATTTGACAATGTAATTGGAGTTGACGCCTCTAGTGTTGATTTAAAAATATATGAATATGATTATATAGAAAATAGCATTGTTAATATTAGAGGTTCAATGAGAGAACAAAAACTTAAATGGAAAAATGATAAATATGAGATTGTTTCTGGATCTAGTTTTATAGCTCCACACATAACAATTAAAATATTATCTATTTTAGACCAAAATAGTGGTAATCTGTCGTATAATAAAGTATTAGAGAACTTAAAAAAGTATTCAAGAAAATCAATAGTTTTTAATGCTCAAAATAAATATAAATTGCTTGATTTTACAATAAAAAAAGCTATTTCTTTTCCCTTTAATAAAGAAATATTTCCGCTGGCAAGGTTTAAAAATAGACTAAAATTTGAGATAGTATTTTGTGATACAAAATATATGGGCCATATAGGAAAAAGAATTTCTGAAATTTTACCAGATGCAATATGTCAAGATATAATATACAATTATGAATGTGTCGATTGGACTGATAATTTTGATACTATAATACTAGGACATATCAGTGAATTATCAACAATTATAAAAGTAGATTTACTAGACTATTTTGTAAAAAAGGCTATTATGTTTAGAAAAAATATTTTCTGTTTTTTCAAAGTAGATAATAAATATATAGTTGAAATGGAAGATGAAGGATTGAAAATATACTTTCCATCTGCTGAAAATGAAAATATAATTAATAATTTTGGAAAATTGTATGAAATTTCTACTCCAGTATTAGGTATTTTTGGTACAGGTCAGAGGCAAGGAAAATATACTTTAACGCTAAAATTAATAGAATTATTTGAGAATAGCGGATATAAAATTAATTCATTGGGTACTGAACCTAATGGAGAACTATTGGGTATTAATTATGTATATCCAATTGGTTATGAAAAAACTATTTCTTTACAAGGGTATGATTCTATTTCGTACATTAATTCTCTTATGAAAAAAATGGAAATAAATAATCCTGACTTAATTATGGTTACTTCACAATCACAAAGTGTACCATTAATGAGTGGAGCATTAAAATTTTATCCTATTTTACAACATGAGTTTTTACTAGGAACAGTTCCTGATTGTTTTATATTGTGCATTACAATTAACGATGGAGTAAATTATGTTTTAAGAACTATTAAATACCTAGAGAGCATATTTAATTCCAAAGTTATTTGTATAGCATTATTTCCATTTTTTAATTACGAAAAATGGAGCGTATATGGCAATAATATAAGAAAAGCATCAAGCAAGAAAATTAATAATTATATTAGTATGATAAAGTTTTTAACAAAAAAACAATGCTTTGATATGACAGACAAGAATTCAATAGCTAAAATAGGCAAAAAGGTAATCAATTTTTTTAGATAAGGATTAATATGAGTAAAATAAAAAGAAGTATTCAGTTTTTATTAAAAATATGTAGACAAACAGAAAAGTATTTACTATTATTACTTTTTATGAATGTTCTAGTAGGGGCATTTTTACCTTTGATTATATCATTATTTTCAAAATTAATAGTTGATGATATGTATTATAATAATAGTGAGTTATGTTGGAAAATAATATTCTTATTTTTAAGTGTATATTTTTTCGCTTCGAGCATTACGATAGTGCTTGATGGTATAATTAATCATAAAAAAGAACATATCATCAAAAAACAATATATGATTTTTGCTGAAAAAATAATGAGTATGGATTTAGAATATATAGAAGATTATGATATATCTATGAAAAAGGAAAAGGCAAGAAAAGTAATCACCTGGAATTCGAAAAATATTGATGGCATTAAAAATTCATTAGGTGGATTATTTGAAACTATTATCAAAATTATTTATTGCAGTGTTTTTTTATCTTTCTTAAATATTTATTCAATAATTATAGTAGTTATTTGTGTTACTTTCCGAATACTAAATGAATTTGTTTCAAAAAAAAATGAAAGAAGTTTATATGAGAAATCCGTTCATATCAATCAAGAGGAAAATGAATTAAATAAAATTTTAAATAACATATCTATTTTAAGAAAATCTAAAATTAGTAAATATAATCTTTATTTGTGTGAAAAGTATTCGGATAACTTGAGCAAACAAAAAAATTATTTTTTGAAAGTAAGCAAAATTTATTTTAAAAAAAATATTGTTGACGAAGTAATAAATTTTATTCAAAAATTACTAGTATATCTAATAGTTATTTTAACATTGTTTAAAGTAAATAGTGATTTGTCGTTGGGCGATTTTGTTTTTTATATATCTATCACAATTTTGCTTTCAACATCTTGTTCATCGTTTTTTTATTTTCTACTGGGGTTAAATGATAATTCTAAATACGTAAATGATTTTATAGATTTCATCAACTATCCGAATAGAATAAAAAAAGATGGAACAAAAATTTTGGATCCAAGTTCAAAATATGAATTAAACTTTATCAATGTTTCTTTTAAATATAATAACTCAGATAGTTATGCATTAAAAAATATAAATCTTAAAATTAATAGTGGAGATTTAATAAGTTTAGTAGGGTTAAATGGTTCAGGTAAAACAACTTTAATAAAACTTTTACTTCGCCTTTATGAACCAACCGAAGGTAAAATATTACTAAATGGTATAAATATTAATGAAATTGATTATAATTTTTATATTTCACTATTCGCACCAGTTTTTCAAGATTTTAATATATATAATTTTCAAATATGTGAGAATATAGCGATGAAAAACAGTGATTTTATTAGCGAAATTGAGATAGATAGGATGAACTATTTTATGAAGAATATAGATTTATATAATGCAGTTTATTCATTTAATGATAATATTCATTCAGTAATCGGTTCAGGTTATTACGATAATAGTGTAGAATTATCAACAGGTCAATCACAAAAAGTTGCTATTTGTCGTTCTCGTTTTAAGTCAGACAAAATTGCTGTACTTGATGAGCCATATTCTAATCTTTCAATTATTGATGAGATTGCTGTATGTGGTAAAATAGTTAATAATATAAACTATGATATTATATTTATGATTTCACATAGATTTAATGCTATTAATAAAATGTCTCGAATAATAGTAATTAAAAATGGCGAAATTATTGAAAACGGAACATTTAAAGAATTAATTAATGACAAAGGCTATTTTTATGATTTATATATGCTGCAGGATAAGGAGAAACATAATGTTTAAGAAAAATCAAATTGATATGCGATATATAAATTTCATTAATAAGATAATCATTCATGATAAAAAATTATTATTCATATCTATAATAAGAATAATTCTTGGTTCTTTTGCTACATTACTAATCCCATTTTTAAATAAAATTATAATTGATAATTATATTGATAACTTTTCAAGTATTATTGAACATATTATAACATTAATTACTCTTGAATTTTTAATTCATATTATTATAAAGATGCTATCATATAAAGAAAAAAAGTATATCGTTACTATAGAAAAAAATTTAATGTCACAGCTAGTTGAGAAATATGTTAATATCGAAAATGAAAATCTTAACGAACAATATATAGATAAATTTAATAAATCAAAAAGCTTTTTAAATACATATGGAATTTCTAATGCTTATAGTAATTGTATTAATAGTTTTCAAAATACAATTACTATAATTGGATTGGTTTTTTTACTTGATTTCTTTTCGTTAATAATTATTTTCTTTTTATTGATATTTACAATAATTAATGTAATCATTAAGAATAAATTTAATATTAAGATATATAATGAAAAGAAAAAATTATCGCCAATAACTAGAAAATTATTTTATATGTTTGGTATTATGTGGGATAATCAACATGCAAAGGAAATTAAGATGTATAAACTAGATTCATGGTTTAAAAATGAAACTGAAGAGATAATTAATAATGGAGAACAAATAAATAAAAATATATTTAAGAAAAATTGTATATTAGATTTTATTAACAATATTGTTTACATAGTTCAAATAGGCTTAATTTATGTGGTCATAATAGCCTTGACTCTTCATAATATGATAAGTATTAATAATTTTACGCTATATGTATCTACAATTACTTCATTTATTTTATGTCTTAAAACAATTCTATGGTCAATTAGCGAACTATTTAATAATTCTTTATATTTTAATGATTATAGCTATTTTATCGATAAGTCGAAAGATTATAGTGAAAAATATATAATAAAGGAAATAGGAAAAATTGAATTCAGAAATGTATCGTTTAGGTATAGCGATTCAAATGAAAACATAATAAACAATTTATCATTCTCTGTCTCTAAAGGAGAGGCATTAACAATAGTTGGTAAAAATGGTGTTGGAAAAAGTACGGTTATTAAACTGCTATTGAGATTTTTACAACCTAATTTTGGTAATATCCTTATAAATGATTATGATTTAAATGACGTTGATTTGAATAGTTATTATGAAAAATTATCATGTCTTTTTCAAAATGACGTTTTGTTTCCATATTCATTAAAAGATAATATATCAGCATTTGGTTTTGATGAAAATATGGCAAAAGTTTCTGCTGAAAAAACATTATTCATAGACATTATGAAAAAACATAATTTAGATTTTTCAGATAGTTTTTCAAATAAACTTGATGGTAATGGTGTAAATTTTTCAGGTGGAGAAATTCAGCAATTATTATTGACAAGAACACTCTATAAAAATAGTGAATTGTTGATTTTTGATGAACCTTCTTCAAATTTGTCCCAATCAGTAGAGAAAGCACTTTATAATTCTTTATTAAAAAATAAAAATTCTAATATAATAATTATGGTATCACATCGTCTAGGATTTTGTGATTCATCAGATAAAATTTTAGTACTAGATAGTAATGGTAATACTGAATATGGTAATCAAACTGAATTATTAAATTTAAGAGGACTATATTATTTAATGTATATGAAATATTATAATATTAGCAAGAATTAAAATATGAAGACATTAGATTTAAATATTGTTTAAATGGTTGTATAATAGAAGTCAAAAATCATCTTAATTATAAGACAGCAAATTTTGTTGTTTTTAATGTAAATTTTTGAATTATATTGTGATTGCTTGTAAATATATAGTGACTGTTTTGCATGAGTTGGGAAATGTCAAATAGCTAGTATTTTGAGAATAGTAAGTTGTTAGTGCAAGAATAGGAACAAATAAAAAACTTATATCTAGTGAGAATGAATAAAAAAATCAATTGTTCATGAATTAAGGTATGCATTTTAAATATATTTTGCACAACTGATGAATGATGAATTAGTTAATCAATAGCGAGAAGAATTAGCAAGTCCAAAAAATTCAGAAAGCATTAATCGTGAAGAACCAAGAGCTCTGGTGGAATATGGGGTCAATTAATTGAAATTTATGCAGAATTATTTTCATAATATTATCTAACAAAATATGAAGGGATATTAATGAAGAAAAAGGATGATTAGATACAGTTACTGATTGATGCTTATATGGATAAATACAAAAATAGATTTTAATATAATTATAGATTGGCCACTAGAAATAGTGGTCTTTTTTAATAATATTTTCTAAAATTTAGTAGTTTTTGTGATTCTTCGAACATTATTTCAAAAAAATAAAAATTAATATAATTTTAAATATTTGAAGAGAAAAACAAAAAAATACAAAATAATTGGCATATTTTTCAAATTTTGTTATAATTTAATTACAATAAAAGGAGACATATTATGAGTAAATTTGATAACACAAAATGTATAAATAATATATATTATTTGATAAAAGATAGAAATATGAAAATTGGTGATGTCGAAAGCAAAGTAGGTGTTAGTGCTGGATATTTCTCTCGTTTATCAAAAGAAGATAATCAAGCCATACCAAGTCTGGAAACGATTTGCAATATTGCAGATTTATTAAATGTTTCAATAGATGCATTATTATATTTAGATTTAAATGAGATGGGCACTCAAGATAAATTAGTTTCAGATTTTATTTTGAACTTAATTGATAAGACAACATCTGGTAAATTGCTATGGACAAGAGGAGATAGTAATACAGTTTATGTAGATATTCAAAATTTTGACAATCATCCACTATACGAAGAAATCGAATATAAAGAGGGAGATTTCATCAACTATGATGATCCACTTTATAAATTTAGATATAATACAGTATTTAGAAATGGTGGAGACATACTGGGTGAATTCTATGAAATAATGCTAGAAGAAGCAAATGCAAAATTATATATTGTTAAAACTGCAATTACAAATTACACAATAGTTGATGATGGAATTACTGATATTAGTTATGAATTATTTATATATGTAGATCAAGAATTAAATGGCATTTGTCATACTGATAATAGATTAGGTAAATTCTATGAAAAGATATTACCACAATTATATAATACTGCCGCAGTTTCTAGTAGAAAAAGTAAAATTAATGGAAAAGTGAAAAACATAATCACTTTATTCATGAAAAATAATAAGTAGAAGTATTGAAAGGAGGAGTTTTTATTGCAAACAGTCCAAGAGAAGAAATACTATTGTTGTTGTCCTAAATGTGGTAATAAAGTTCATTATGGATTTCCCAGTAAAGGGAATGAAAACAAATGCACAAAGTGTGGTGCAATTGTATTAACAAGCATTACCGATGATGGTAAATGTACAACACAATTAAGACCAAAAGGTCGAAAACCAAAAGCATAAAAATAAAATAAACGAAAGGCATTATATGGTGAACGAATTGCCACCAGCAAGTAACAAATATAACAATTTAGTTATTCTGACAATTCTATCATATAAAGTAACATTTGTTAGAGAGTCATCATTATGAGAATTTTAAAATTCAGGAATGGCCTGACAAATATGTGAAGACTATTATGCTATGAGCTAATAGCAACAACCATGGAGTAAATGTGGTTATTTTTCGCATATTTTGTCAGACCATTTTTTATTTGCTCAAAATTGGTAATTACCTAGAAATAGGATTACATACAAAAACAACTTTATAAAAATTCTCATTTGCTGAGGATGTCGACATAAGCAAAAGGGATACATAAAAAAGTTTAAACCAAGATTTCAACAATCTAAGGTAAAAAAATTTTTTGAATGTATGCCTCTTTTCATCGTGCTTCAGAAACTTTAAGAGCCAGTATGCATTCAAAGAGATGTATACTGGCTTTTTTTGTACCCTTTTGACTTATGCAAAAAATTTATTGCTAAGAAAGCAGAAAGGTTACAATATGAAAATAATTTATAAGTTTGCTGATGGATCAGTATCAGAGGTTGAAGTTGAAGAAGAAGTAGGACAAGCTATTATCGTATCACGCAAGAAAGAAGAAAACTATGAAAGAAAGATGAGATACCATTGTCCTGTATCGATTGATAGATTGGAATATGAAGGGTTAGAGTTTGCTGACCAAGATACACCGATGTCAATACTAGAAAAGGAAATCGAAGAACAAGAACAAAAAGAATTAATAGACTATGTAATGAGTCAATTAACTGAAACACAAAGAAGAAGAATTCAGATGAAAGCAGATGGCTTAACTTTAGAAGAAATTGCAGAAATAGAAGGTGTGCATTTTACAACAATTGATGAGTCAATTAAAGCTGCAAAAAAGAAAGCAAATAAGTTAAGAGAAAAATATTTTAAAAAGTTTTAGAAAACACCCCTAAAAAATAGCCAAAAATCTCCTTATAGTGAAAGGCAAGAAGCACGACCTTTCAGAAAGGAGATTTTTTATTATGAGAAGAAATTTAAAAGTGCAAGTAACCAAAGGTGGTATCACTAGTGGTGATGTTGTCATTAAGACAGTTGACGCAAATGATGAAAATGTAAAAAAGTTATTTGGTGACCTTCGAAGAATGACAATCATCATACCCGGTGGAACTATCGACAAAGTAATTATTACCGAAGAGAAAGAAGGTGATGGGGATGGAGAAGAACCATGCAATACTATCGGCTTCAAGCAGCCATAGATGGTTAGAGTGTACTCCAAGTGCAAGATTAGAACTAGAGTTTGAAGACTATGAGTCTATAGCAGCACAAGAAGGAACTGCCGCTCATGCACTTGCTGAACACAAGCTAAAAAGGAAACTGAAGATGAGAAGTGATAGACCCGTATCAGAATTCAATGATGAAGATATGGAACTATACACTGATGATTATGCAGACTATGTGTTCTGCCAATTCAAAAAAGCAAAACGTTATGATGAGAATGCTCAAATATTTATAGAACAAAGATTAGACTTCTCATGTTACGTGCCTGATGGATTTGGAACAGGAGATGCTGTAATTATCAGTAAAGGTAAAATTCAAATTATAGATTTGAAATATGGACTTGGCATACTTGTTAACGCTGAACATAACAGTCAAATGATGTTATATGCTCTAGGTGCTTTAAAGAAGTTTGAAAAAGAGTATGGCATTAAAAAAGTAAGAATGGTTATCTTCCAACCAAGAAGAGAAAATGTATCAGTATGGGAAACAACAGTATTCCAGCTTAAGAAATGGGCTGAGAAGAAATTAAGATCAAGAGCTGAAATGGCATTCAAAGGAACAGGTAACTATCAACCAGGATTACATTGCCAATTTTGTAAAGCAGCAATTAAATGTCGTGCAAGAGTTGAAGAAAAGCTAAAACTTGCAGAAGAAGAATTTAAAATGCCACCACTCTTATCAGATGCAGAAATTGAATCAATGCTTGCAAAAATACCAGACATCAAGAAATGGATTGAAGAAATTTGGGACTATGCAACAAGTGAAGCACTAAAAGGTAAACAGTGGAATGGCTTCAAAGTGGTAGAAGGAAAATCTAATCGTAAGTATGTAGATGAAGAGAAGGTAGCAGAAGCTTGCTCAAAAGCAGGATATAAAGACATCTACGTAAAGAAACTTATTACCATAACTGAAATGGAAAAATTAATGGGCAAAAAAGAGTTTGCTCAAATACTAGGAAGTCTAGTAGAAAAACCGGCAGGCAAACCAACATTAGTTGATGAATCAGATAAACGACCTGCCATCGTAAATGTTAACAATGAATTTAGTAAAGTAGAAAACTAGGAGGATTAAATTATGTCAAAAGATACAAAAGTTGTTACAGGTAAAGTTAGATTAAGTTATGCAAACGTATGGGAAGCAAAAGCATTGAGTGATGGTCAAAAACCAAAATTCTCAACATCAATTATTATCCCAAAAGAAGATAGTGAAACAATCGCAAAAATTGAAAAGGCAATCGAATGTGCGATTAGTGAAGGAATAAGTAAGTTTGGTGGTAAGAAACCAAATATTAAAGCAATTAAAACCCCACTTCGTGATGGAGATATTGAAAGAGAAGATGATGAAGCATACAAAAATTCGTATTTCTTAAATGCTAATTCATTTACAGCACCACAAATTGTGGATAGAAATATTCAACCAATTCTAGATCGTTCAGAAGTATATTCAGGATGTTATGCTCGTGTGTCATTAAGCTTCTATGCATACAACTCAAATGGAAATAAAGGTGTTGCATGTGGACTAGGAAATATTCAAAAGGTGGCAGATGGTGAGCTGTTAGGTGGCAAAACAAATGCCAGTGATGATTTTGGAACTGATGACTTATTATAAAAAACGAAATAGGGGTGGTAGGCAATACACTTGCCACCCTTACTTTAGAAAGGAAAACTAGATGAAAGAAATATTTATAGATATTGAAACTTATTCAGATATTGACCTTTCCAAATGTGGAGTTTATAGATACGCACAGTCAATAAATTTTGAGGTGCTATTGTTTTCATATTCAATAGATCAAGGACCAGTAAAAGTAGTTGATTTAAAAAGTGGAGAAAAAATACCTGAAGTTATAGTAAAAGCCTTAACTGACAATAGTGTTAAAAAGTATGCATACAACGCTGTCTTTGAACGTGTTTGTTTATCAAAGCATTTAGGCTATCCTATAGGACACTATTTGTCACCAGATGGGTGGTTTTGTGATATGGTTCATGCCGCAACATTAGGCTTACCTTTATCACTAGAAAATGTTGGAACAGTGTTAGGCATAGAGAAAATGAAATTATCCACAGGAAAGAACTTAATTAAATACTTTTGCGTTCCGTGTTCACCAACTAAAACTAATGGAATGAGGACAAGAAATCTACCACATCATGACAAGGAAAAGTGGGAAGAGTTTAAAGAATATAACATACGTGATGTAGAGACTGAAATAGAAATTCATAATCGATTGATAAAATTTCCAGTACTTGATTCAGAGTGGAATAACTATCACCTAGATCAAAGAATTAACGATTATGGAATTATGTTAGATATGGAATTTGTTAATCAAGCAATTAGATGTAGCGAAGAAAATGAAGAAATGAAAGTAGAACGTGCAAAAGTGATAACAGGAGTAAATAATCCTAACTCACCAAAGCAATTAAAAGAATGGCTTTTAGAACAAGGAATACAAGGTGTAGACTCATTATCTAAAGCAGATGTCCAAAGGTTATTAAAAGATGCAACAGGAAATGTTGAGGAAATCTTAAAGTTAAGACAAGAGATTGCAAAGTCAAGTATTAAAAAATATCAAGCAATGCAAAATGTTGTTTGTAAAGATTCAAGAGCAAGAGGATTGATTCAATTCTATGGTGCTAATAGAACAGGTAGGTTTGCAGGAAGACTAATTCAGGTTCAGAACCTTCCTCAAAACCATTTAGAGTCAATAGATGAAGCTAGACAACTTATACGAAATGAAGATATAGATGCGATCATGGCGAAATTTGGGACTGTTTCAAGCGTTTTGTCAGAGTTAATAAGAACAGCATTTATACCAAAACCAGGATCAAGATTTATAGTAGCGGACTACTCAAGTATAGAAGCAAGAGTGCTTGCATGGTATGCACAGGAAAAATGGAGACTAGAACTATTTGAAAAAGGCGGAGACATATACTGCCAATCAGCAAGCCTGATGTTCGGTGTGCCAGTAGAAAAAAATGGCATTAATGGTGAATTAAGACAAAAAGGTAAGGTAGCTGAGCTAGCTTGTGGATATGGTGGTAGTATCGGAGCTTTGAAAGCATTCGGTGCTGTAGCACTTGGAATCAAGGAAACTGAACTAAAAGGAATCATTGATAAATGGCGTTCATCAAACTCTAACATTGTAAAGATGTGGTGGGATATTGATAAAGCAGTAAAAGATGTAGTCACTACAAGAATGACAAAAAGATTATATGGACTTACCATTTTCTACGATAAAGGAATAATGTTTATAAAACTACCAAGTGGTAGATGCCTTGCTTATTGTAAACCAAGACTAGGAATTAATGCATTTGGTTCAGAATGCGTAACATACGAAGGAATCGGTATGGCCAAAAAGTGGGAACGATTAGAATCCTATGGACCAAAGTTCGTAGAAAATATTGTTCAAGCAACATCAAGAGATATATTGTGTGAAGCTATGAAAAGATTGCACAATAATGGATACAAAATCGTTATGCACGTACATGATGAAGTTGTGTTAGAAGTAGAAGATAAAGTATCTTGTGTTGAAGAAGTATGTCGCATTATGGCAATAAAACCAAAATGGTTAACTAACGTAAGCATTACTGCCGATGGATACGAATGCAAATTTTACAAGAAGGAGTAATCAAAATGATTAATGTATTTAGAGGCTATGTAAAAACAAAAGATAAAAAACCCATTCAAAAATTTGGTGGAGATGAACCACTTCTAACTTTAGAACAGGCAGAAAAGTATGATGAGTATGCAGGAATCCTAAATGGAGAATTCACTGTAATTGATTTTGATGAAAAAGAATATTCAGATATTGCATATAAAATTGTAAAAAAAGAACAGTTAAACTGTAGAGTAGTACAAACAACTAGAGGAAAACACATTATATTCAAAAATTCTCCTTATGTAACCAAAGGTGTTGTCAAAGCAATTAATGGGCTAGGATTACACTTTGATGTGAGATGTGGAAGAAATATGTATATCGTAGTTAAAGCAAAAGGAAAGGTACGAACAATCTTACAAGAATTTGATGAAACAAAAGAGATCGATATTGTACCAAGATACTTTGCTCCAATAAAAAGTGATGACTTTAACTTTAAAGGTTTAAAAGATGGAGATGGTAGAAATGCCAAATTATTCACACACATTATAAACCTTATGAGAAACAAGTTCAGTCGTGATGATGCTATTAAAACGATAGAACTAATCAATGAGTATGTATTTGAAGAATCATTACCAGATAGTGAAGTAAAACAAATTTGTAGAAATGATGCATTTAAGAATGTATTAGTATCAGACCCAGAATTAGAATTCGGTAATGTTGACTTAAAACCAGAAAACTTTTCAGATATGGCAATGGCTGAATTATTTGCAAAAGTGTGTAAGAATATCATTAGATATAATCCTGCAACAGACTGGCTTGTATGGAATGGAAGAGTATGGGAAATGTCAGAATTAAAAGCACAACAAAAATATATTGAGTTTATTAAGAAAGTATTAGACATAGCCAAACTAGAAATGTTTAAAAATGCTAATGATGAAGATGAAGACTTAAACAAAAAAGTAAAAGCCTACTACAAGTATGTTCTTAAGATGTGTGATGCAGGAAAAATTAGTGCAGTAATGAAACTAGCAAAAAGTTATTTAGAAATTGAAATTGAAGAACTAGATGCAAATCCATTTGACCTAAACACACCAGAAGGAATTATTGACTTAAAGACAGGTCAAATGAAACCTCATGATCCAAGAGCAATGTGTACTAAAATGACAATGTTCTCACCAAGTGATGGTGGAGAAAAGATGTGGGATGACTTCTTGAATGTTATAACACGAAACGATAAGGAATTTAAAAACTATCTTCAATACATAGCAGGACAAGCTGTAATAGGGAAGATTTATCATGAAGGAATTGTCATCGCATATGGTGATGGAGCAAATGGTAAGAGTACTTTATTTAACACAATCTTTGATGTACTAGGAGACTATTCAGGTAAGATTCAAGCAGAAGCCCTAACGACAAGAGTTAAGAATGCCAAAGTTGACCTTGCAGAATTATTAGGTAAAAGATTCATTCTGGCATCAGAAACTGAAGAAGGACAACGATTATCAATTGGAATGCTAAAGCAAATTGCAAGTGTTGATGATATTGTAGCAGAAAAGAAATACCACGATCCTTTCACATTTACGCCAAGCCACTTAACTGTTCTATATACTAACTACCTACCTAAAGTAGGATCAAACGATAAAGGTATTTGGAGAAGACTAATAGTAGCCCCATTCAATGCTGAGATAACTAACCCACAAAAAGACTTTGCCGAAAAACTAATTGCAAGATCAAGTGGTGCAGTAATGAAATGGCTAGTAGAAGGTGCTCAATTATTCTTAAAAGCAAATTATAACCTACCAAAATGCAAAGCTGTAGATGATGCAATTAAGAAGTATCACGATGAGAACGATTGTCTAAGTTCATTTGTTGAAGACTGTTGCATAGTTGGTAAAAACGAAAAAGTAACAGGTGGAAGGCTATATGAAGTTTATAAAGAATGGTCAACTGAAATGGGTGAGTACGTCAGAAGAAACCGAGACTTTGCCCAAGCGTTGAAAGTTGCAGGATACGAATCCAAGAGAACAAAGAAATGCATAGAATGGCATGGACTATCGATTGATGCTACCAGAAAAGCAGGTAGAACTGTAGAAGATGACTTTCTAAATTAGTAAAGGTGTAGTATGGTGATACCTAAACTATATACTTTTCACATAAGAAAATATACTTATACATTATATATAAAAAGTATAGACTACAACCATCATCATACTGCACCCTTAAAATTTGCGTGGATTTATGCAAGAGAAGAAAATAGAACAAAAGCTAGTTAAAGAAGTTAAACGTTGTGGTGGCAAGTGTTGGAAATTCGTATCCCCTGGAACTGATGGCGTGCCAGATAGAATCGCACTACTTTATAAAGGTAAGATAGGATTTGTGGAAGTGAAAGCACCAGGAGAAGACTTGCGACCTCAACAAAAGAAACGAAAGAAAGAACTTGAACAATTAGGCTTTAAAGTATATGTGTTAGATAATGAAGATGAGATTGGAGGTATTATTAATGAAATCAAGAGTAGTTAATCGTTATAGATACAAAGGAGGTGGTGTAGATGAGATTCAATCCACATAATTATCAAGAATTTGTAATTGACTTTATTATGAAGAATGAAGTAAGTGCAATCTTGCTAGATATGGGTCTCGGCTGACAAAACTATAGTAACACTAACAGCAATAAGAAACTTAATCATAAGTGGTGACGTAAACAAAGTATTAGTAATTGCACCACTTCGAGTAGCCAAAAGTACTTGGCCAGATGAAATAGCAAAATGGGATCACTTACATGACCTTACCTATTCAGTAGCCGTAGGAACAGAAAAAGAAAGACTAGAAGCTTTAAGGAAGAATGTTGAAATTGTAATCATTAATCGTGAGAATGTAGATTGGCTAGTAAATAAGAGCGGTTATAGATTCAATTTTGATATGGTTGTGATTGATGAACTGTCATCGTTTAAATCCTATAGTGCTAAAAGGTTTAAAGCCTTATTAAAGGTAAGACCTTATGTTGAAAGAATTGTAGGACTGACAAGAACACCATCATCAAATGGCTTAATGGATTTATGGGCTGAATATAGGCTACTTGATTTCGGAGAAAGATTAGGTAGATATATAACTAGATTTAGATTGAAATATTTTGAACCAGATAAACGTAGTGCAACAGTGATATTTAGCTACAAGCCACTACCTGGTGCAGAAACTAAAATCTATGAAGCAATATCAGATATAACAATATCGATGAAAGCAAAAGATTATTTAAGGATGCCAGATTTAATAATCAATGAAGTAAATGTAGAACTTGATCCACAGGAAAGAAAAACATACGACATTTTAAGAAAAGAAATGATAGTACAAGTTTCTGATACAGAAGAAATAGATGCTGTAAATGCAGCAAGTCTAACAGGAAAGTTACTACAAATGGCAAATGGTGCAGTTTATGATGAAGACAAACGTGTTGTAAAAATTCATAATAAAAAACTAGATGCATTAGAAGACTTGATTGAACAAGCATGTGGTAAACCAGTATTGATTGCATATTGGTTTAAACATGACCTTGATAGAATCAAAGAACGATTTCATGTAAGAGAAATCCTAACTGATAAAGATATAAGAGATTGGAATAATGGTAAGATTGACGTGGCTACTATTCATCCCGCATCGGCTGGTCATGGATTAAACTTACAACAAGGTGGATCAACAATGATTTGGTTTGGACTCACTTGGAGTCTTGAATTATATGAGCAAGCAAATGCAAGACTTTATAGACAAGGTCAAAAAGAAACAGTAGTAATACATCACATCATTACAAAAGGCACGATTGATGAAGATGTAATGCTCGCACTAAAAAGAAAAGAAAAAATGCAGAGTGCCTTAATTGATGCGGTGAAAGCAAGACTAAAATAAGTTAGGAGGTATAGTATGACATCAAAAGAATTCTTGGATAGACCATATCACATAAAGAAAAAGATTAGATATCTAGAACTTGAACTAGATAGATATAGTGTAATGATGAATTCAATACCTCAGCCAAGTTATGGATCAATAAGAGTTGATAAGTCACCAAGTACTGAAACTCCTAACCAAAAAGCACTTGAAAAGTATTATGAAACTCAAGATAAGATTAAAGAAAAGAAAGAAGAGTTGGAACAAGCAACAAATGATATAATAACAGTGATTGATAAGTTAGATAATGAAGACTATAAACTATTATTAAAATATAGATACATAGATTTAAAGAACATAACTGAAATTGCTGACTTACTTTATATCTCAATTAGAACTGCACAACGTTGGCATAGACTAGCACTAGACGAAATAATTTTAGAGTAATAATATTTTTACCGATTATTTTAAAGTTGTCATACCATGACATACCTTGTCATATTGAAACATAGTGTCAAATATGATATGATATAATTGCAAAAATATTATATATAGAAGACCTTAAGGAGTTAATTCCAAGAGGCCTTTTTTCATATCTAAAAGGAGAAACAAGCATGCCAATGAAGCCAAAAGTTTCTTGTGCTTATCCTGGATGTCCTAAATTAGTTGATAAAGGATATTGTGAAGAGCATAAGAAAAAAAGAGATCAAGAATATAATAAGTACTCAAGAGATGAGTTCACAAAATATTTCTACAAGTCAAAAGAGTGGTTAATTTTGAGAACTGAACAATTAAAACTGCATCCATTCTGTGAAGAATGTTTAAAGAATGGAAAAGTGAAACGAGCAAAAATTGTTGACCACATCATACCTGTCAAACAAGGTGGAGCAAAACTTGATGTAACCAACTTACAAAGCTTGTGCTGGAGTTGCCATTCAAGAAAAAGTATTGAAGAGGGTAGCAGATTTGGAAAATAATTTTCTATTATATTTTTCATTATTTTTAAAAATATTCTTTGGTAGGGGGAGTCGAAATTTCTAGAAAAATATGAGAGAAGAGCGGGGCCGCAATCTCGTTCGCATAAAATTCAAACAATCAAAAATCAAAAATCAATTTTTGAAAGGAGGTAGCAATGCCAAGTGGCGGATATAGAATAAATGCAGGAAGAAAAAAGAAATCAGAAACAATGCCAAAACTTGAAAGCACTAAAAGTGGAGAAGTAGTTGAGATATTAGACTTCGGACCAGATGCACTAGAACTACCAAAAAAACCACCAGAGTACTTATCAGAAAAAGCAAAAGAAATATATTCAAACGTATATGAATGGCTTAAGTCTATTGATTGCTTAAAAGGTATTCATTCATACACACTAGAAGAATATGCAATTTGTAAAGCAAGATGGCTTGAGTGTGAACAAATGAACTCAACACATGGAATGCTACTAAAAGACCCAAATGGCAAAATGATAGTATCTCCTTATGTTGCAGTGGGTAGTAAGTATTTGAAAGAGGCAAATGATGCTTGGACAAAAATTCATTTAATAGTGGTTAAGACTAGAAAAACAACACTAATAGATGATGATGGGGAAGTTGATCCATTAGAAGATTTGTTCAAAAGGAAAGGTGAGAAATAATGTTAAAAGTAATTGAGCTATTCGCAGGGATAGGCTCACAAACACAGGCACTTAAGAACATTGGTGTTAATCACAAAGTTATAGGTATTTCAGAGATTGATAAATATTGTTTAACTAGTTATGAAGTCCTACATGGCAAAACACATAATTTTGGTAATATTTGTGATATTAAAGAATTGCCACTTGCAGACCTTTGGACATATTCCTTCCCATGTGTTGATGTTTCAATTGCAGGAAAGTTAGCAGGCATTACTCAAGGAACAAGAAGTGGACTACTTTATGAAGTGGAAAGATTACTTAAAGTGGCACAAGAAAATGGAACACTACCTAAATACCTACTTTTAGAAAATGTTAAAAACTTAGTTAGTAAAAGATTTATTGATGATTACAACAAGTGGATTTTATTCCTAGAAAGTTTAGGATATAAAAATTACTGGCAAATACTCAATTCTAAGGATTATGGAATCCCACAAAATCGACAACGTGTTTTCTGCGTATCGATTAGGGGAGATCATGATCCTTTTAATTTTCCTGAAAAAAACCACTCATGTTTAAACTAAAGGACTTACTAGAGGATCATGTAGATGAGAAGTATTACTTGAGTCAGAAAATGTTAAATTGTTTCTTAAGTGATGGAACAGGAAGATACCCAAGAAAAGAAAGATTCATAGGTAACATCACAAGACAAAACAAGGATGTGGGTAATTCAGTAACAACACTAGCAGGTAATAGGCCAACTGATAACTTCGTTATTGATAAAATTGTAAAATTAGGAAACTATTCACCAAGTGGACACAGTGTCGCAAGCGTAGTTGATCCAAATGGAGTAGCACCAACTGTGATGGAAAATCACGGCACAGTAACAAGTATTTTATTAAAAGAAGAACTATGTGATAAGTTAATCAACGAAGGATTTGTAAAAGAAGGAGACGTGGTGAATCATAGTTACTCAACTTCAAGAATGAACAAGCCTGGAATTGCAAATAACGAAAACCCAGACTGTGCTCCAGCATTAACAACAAGAGGAGATACATTAGGAGTTGTAGTAAAAGAAGCATTACCAATTAAGAATGCAACAAAGAAAGGATATTTGCTCGCAGAAGATGGAGATGCAGTAGATATAAGTGGTAGAATGAAATATCATCGAGGCACAGTTCAAAAAGGAATGACACAAACAATAACAACATCAGGTGGGGATAATATTGGAGTTGTAGTTGCAGCCGCACAAAGGAAAAGAAAAAAAGGGCAAGAATTAGAAATATCAGACAGAGAATATTCAAATGCCATTACAACAGTACAAAAAGACGCACTAGTAATGACAGGACTGCGAATCAGAAAACTTACTCCACGTGAATGCCTAAGACTTATGGGATGGAATGATAAACAAATCGATAAAATTCAACAAGTAGGAATTAGTCAATCACAACAATATAAGCAGGCAGGTAATGGAATAGTTGTCCAAGTACTTGAAGCAATATTTAAAAACTTATTCAAAGGAGAAATTAATAATGAGTAGAATTTATACAGCTGAATCAGTAACAAGTGGACATCCAGACAAGCTAGCGGATTTAATCGCAGATAGTATTCTGGATGAATGTTTAAGACAAGATGAAAATAGTCACGTTGCTTGTGAAGTAATGTTATCACACAATAAATGTTTTCTAGCAGGAGAAATCACTACAAAAGCAAAAGTAGACTACGTTGAAGTAGCCAAAGAAGTAATTAGAGAAGTTGGATACGATGCAGATGCAATTGAATACGAATCAAGAATTCACGAACAAAGTTTAGATATCAATGGTGCTGTATCAAAAGAAGAACAAGGTGCAGGTGACCAAGGTATCGTATATGGTTATGCAATCAAAGAAACACCTAACTATATGCCACTACCAATCACACTAGCAAATAGACTTATTCAAAGGCTTGAAGAATGTAGAAAGAAAAAATACATTCATGGTTTACTACCAGATGGTAAGAGCCAAGTATCACTAGAATACATTGATGAAGAACAGGTAAATGTTGTGTCAATTGTAGTATCAGCTCAACATACTGAAGATAAAGATATCGATGAGTTAAGAAAAGAAATTAGATTATTAGTAATTGATTATGTATTCGATGACTTTGACTTATCAAATGCAGAAATTCACATTAATCCATCAGGAAGATTTGTAATCGATGGATTTGTCGCTGACACTGGTCTAACAGGTAGAAAGATTATAGTTGATACATATGGTGGACGTAGCCATCATGGTGGTGGTGCATTTAGCGGAAAAGATGCTAGTAAGGTTGATAGAAGTGGTGCTTATTTTGCAAGATACATTGCTAAAAACATTATTGCTGCAAACCTTGCCCACGAATGTGAGGTAACACTATCATTTGCAATAGGTGTCGCAAAGCCAACTAGTGTTGATGTGAATACTTTTGGAACAGGATTATTTGATGATAAGAAAATCGCAAAAGCTGTAGAAAAAGTATTTGACTTAAAAGTAGGAGCTATAATCGAAAAGTTAGACCTTAAATGCCTAGTTTTCGCACAGACATCAGTAGGTGGACACTTCGGTAAGGAATACTTCTTATGGGAAAATACAGACAAAATTTGGGCATTACTTGATGCACTAGCTGATGGAGAACAAAATTATAAACAGTTATCACTGGATATTTAAAAGATTTAGCGGTATTGTTTTTGACTGAAAGGAGAGTGTTTGATATGACAAAACCAACAGTTAAATTCAATAAATCAAAAGAAAGTGGAAATATATTTGCCATTTTATCAAAGGTTCGAGAAGAACTAAGAAAACACCGAAGAATAAGTGAATTCAATAATCTGTGGGATAAGATTCAGGGGTGTAAGAGTTATGAAGAAGCTTTAGAACATATTCGAGAACTTGTTGACCTAGTTGAAGAAAATTAAGAAAAAATGTTAAAAAAAAGTGTTCTTTCTTCATCATTTCACTGGATATTAATATCTTTATGCGGTATTGTTTTAGTACAAAAAGCAAAGGAGACACACATATGAAAACACAAAAATTTGGAATCGAAATCGAACTAACAGGAATCACAAGAAGAGAAGCCGCAAAGGTAATCGCAAAGTTCTATGGAACTAGAGAAATATACAAAGGTGGAACATACTTAAGTTATGATGTACCAACTGATGACGGAAGAAATTTCAGAGTAATGAGAGATGCATCAATTGTACCAGAAACAAAGAATGGCACACACGCAAGTGATGAATACAAGACTGAAGTAGTAAGTCCAATATGCACATACGAAGATATCGAAAAGATACAAGAAATCGTAAGAGAGTTAAGACACAAAGGTGCAATAGCAAACTCAAGTTGTGGAATACACGTACACATCAACGCTGCACCACACAATGCAAGGTCAATAAGAAACATAGTAAACATAATGACAAGTAAAGAAGATATCCTATTCAAAGCTATCGGAGTAAGCCAAGCAAGAGCAGATAGATGGTGTAAGAAAAATGAAATTGCATTTGTAAATAAAATAAACAAATTAAAACCACAAAGCACTGATACAATCGGTCACATATGGTATGATGGCAATATGGGTAGACGTTATAATCACTATGATACAAGTAGATACCACGCATTAAACCTCCACGCAGTATGGCAAAAAGGAACAATCGAATTCAGATGTTTCAATGGTACAACACACGCTGGCAAGATTAAAACATACATTCAATTGTGTCTTGCAATAAGTCACCAAGCACTAACACAAAAAGCATCAAGTCCTAGAAAGACAGTAACAACAAATGAAAAATACACATTCAGAACTTGGTTATTAAGACTAGGACTAATCGGAGAAGAATTCAAAACAGCAAGAAACTTCTTACTAGAAAACCTAGATGGTGACATCGCATTCAAGAGTGGTAGACCTGAACCACAATTAGCATAGAAAGGATAGAATAAAATGAGTAAATTATATGTAGCATATGGAAGTAACTTAAACATGATGCAGATGGGGTACAGATGCCCCACTGCAAGTGTTGTAGGAACTGGAAAAATAATCGATTATAAGTTAACGTTTAGGCGTGTTGCAACAATCGAACCTTGCGTAAAGAAAGAAGTACCTGTTGCTGTATGGAAAATAGAAGATAGTGATGAAAGAGCTTTAGATAGATATGAAGGATATCCTACAATGTATCGAAAAGAAATGATTGATGTAGAGCTGGAAAGTGGAAAGACTTTAAAAGCAATGGTATACATAATGAACTATGGGAAACCATCCTTGCCATACAAAGAATACTTAAATACAATCATCAAAGGATATGAAGACGTTGGACTTGATCCATCGTATCTACTTGAAGCTATAGAAGATACGAAAAATAGAATATAATAAAAATATGTGTGTTTCTTAAAACTATAGAGGATTTAATCGTCCTCTTTTATTATTCAAAAAATTTAGGAGGAGAAAATGGCTAAGACTAGACCTAGAGGCTATCCTAAACTTAAAAATTATAAGCCTACAAGGTTTATGCTTAAAACAAGTCATTACGATAAAGTAAAAGCTGACTTTGCTGTAGACTTTATTGAAAGCCTAAAGCACACAAAAGGTAAATGGGAAGGTAAATCCTTCTTCTTACTACCTTGGCAAGAACAAATTATTAGAGATGTTTTTGGAATAGTAGATAAAGAGGGAAACAGACAATTTAGGCAAACATATGTAGAAATACCAAAGAAGAATGGTAAGAGTGAACTTGCTGCTGCCGTAGCATTGTACTTACTTTTCTTTGATGATGAACCTAGTGCTGAAGTTTATGGAGCCGCATCAGATACAAAACAAGCTTCAATAGTATTTGAAGTTGCAACTGACATGATTAAGAAATCAACAGCTTTAATGAAAAGGTTAGATATATATGCATCGACAAAATCAATTGAATTAAAAGAAGGAACATTAGGTGGTAAGTACCAAGTTTTATCAGCTGACATTGGGACAAAGCATGGGCTAAATATATCAGGACTTATATTCGATGAGTTACATGCACAAAAGAATAGAAAGTTCTTTGATGTATTAACAAAAGGATTAGGCGATGCTAGAGAACAACCATTATTCTTTTACATAACAACTGCCGGTGATTCAACTGAAAGTATTTGTTATGAGCTACACCAAAAAGCAAAAGCAATATTAGAAGGAAAGAAAAAAGACTCATTATTCTACCCAGTTATATATGGACTAGAAAAAAAAGATGATTATACATTAGAAGAAAATTGGAAGAAAGCAAATCCATCACTTGGTCAAACAATTAAGTTTGACAGATTTAGAGCTGCATATAACGATGCTAAAAATAGTCCATCAGAGCTAAATACATTTAGACAATTAAGATTAAATACTTGGGTATCAAGTAGAGTAAGATGGATGAATATGGAAGAGTGGGATAAATGCAGTATTCCTATTGATAAAGATGTGTTAAAAGGTAGGGTTTGTTATGCGGGTCTTGACCTTTCTTCATCTATTGATATCACAGCATTTGTGCTCGTGTTCCCGCCTACTGAAGAAGACGACAACTATTATGTGTTTCCATACTTTTGGGTACCAGAAGACACAATAGTTCAAAGGGTAATGAGAGATCACGTGCCATACGATGATTGGCTAAGTCTTGGATACATTAAAGCAACCGAAGGAAATGTAATTCATTATGAGTATATTGAAAAGTTTATAGAAGAACTAGGAATTATATACAATATTAAAGAAATAGCATATGATCGTTGGGGAGCGGTTCAGATGAGTCAAAACCTAGAAAATAAAGGTTTTACAGTTGTACCATTTGGTCAAGGTATGGCATCACTATCATTTCCAACAAAAGAACTATTAAGATTAGTACTAAAACACCAAATAGCACATGGTGGTAACGTACCACTTCGATGGATGATTGATAACGTTGTTGTTAAAAAAGATTCAGCGGAAAATATCAAAATGGATAAAGAGAAATCGATAGAAAGAATAGATGGTGCTGTAGCATTAGTAATGGCCCTTGATAGAGCAATCAGATGTGGTGGAGAAAACAAAGATAGTATTTACAATGAAAGAGGAATTATCGTTTTATAAATTTGATATAAATATTAAAATGAATTGCTTGACATTTAATATGGCAATTTGGTATAATAAACCACAAAGAGAATAGGAAGCGTTATTATGAAATTATTAAATATTGATTATCAAATAGGCATGTATTCTGTGGAAGTAAATAATTGCATAGATTATAATATAGCTGGTGTTAGTGGATTTTATAAAAAAGATTTTTTTCAGTTATATTGTAGTTTTTGGGGATTGTTTTCAAACTTTTTAAGTTACAATCAAGAATATGTAAGATTAAAAATTTTAAACTTATTTGGATTGAAATTAAAAAATATTAAAGTTTTGGAGTCTGCCACTTTAATATCACTGATAATAGAAAAAATTGATTGCGAAAATCCAGTCATTATAAATACACCCAATTCTGTTTTATTTTACTCTATAATGTATAAGAATTCAGATGTAAAAAGAATGAATCACTCATTTATCATTAATGGATATGATGATTCAAGAGATATATTTTACATTAGAGAGAACACTATAAATTCAGATGTTTTGAGCATCTTAACATCTTCTCAACCATTTTCAGAATATTATTTAACGTATAATATGTTAGAAGATATTTATAATGAAACATATGCTGTTCTTGATAATAAAAGAGAAATCGATAGTTTTTTTCAATTTATGACTTGTAAAGAAGAAGTTAGTATTGATAAGCTTATAATAGAATTTATTAATTATTGTATAGAGTATTTCAATAATAATAAAGATTTACTATATATTGAAATTGAGCAAATGTTAAATGGAAAAAAATACGATAGTTTATATTTAAATGAACAATTTAGAAGAACGACTGTTCATTCTTTTAAACCAGTATTTGACGAAATAAAGAAATTATTACCTTTAGAGTTTGTTTCTGATTTTATTAATTTTACTAATGATTATTTAAAACTTAGAGAAAAAATAGTAAATATAATTGCTAAAAATTCAATTAAAAATTCAAAAATCAATGAGAATTATTTAACAAAAATTTTATATGATTTAAATTCGTATAATAAAAAAATTGGACTGTTTTGTAAAAAAATT